ATCGCTCACCGGTGCGCTGGAGGGAGCCATCCCCACGTCGATCCGCTCGATCATCAGTTCGTCCTTGTCGGTGGTGCGGGCGGCGGGACTTGAACCCGCACGGGGATACCCCCTCCGGATTTTAAGTTAGCGTTACCGCGTGCTGTTACGTGCTTGTGTGTCAAGAAAAACGCAGGACTTTCAGGGTTGTAGCGTGATTCGGACAGGGACATAATCGCACACAAGAAACTGCATTGGTACGCCTCAGGGATACCCTGAGGGCTACCCTGAAATCCGTGGGGTTTTTCGTGGCTATCCTCTCCGACAACTTTGTTGAACGCTTCCGTCTTGGCGACAAGATGGAGACAATCGTCCGTGACAGCCGTCTAACCGGCTTCGCTCTTCGTGCCCGGCGTTTGGCCGATGGCTCGATCTCAAAATCGTACCTTGTCATTGTGGAAGGCCGGGCCGAGGATGGTGTGCGCAAGCGTCGTAAGATCATCATTGGCGATAGTGGAAAATTCACCGCTGATGCCGCCCGCGAAGTCGCGGCTCAAATGCTGCAAGCGCATGCCATGGGCGACGATCCCGGCCGAGAGCGCAAAGAGAAGAAGGAGGCACCCACCTTCAACGATCTCGCCGACAGCTTCGTCAAGCACTACCTCCCGACTAAAAAGAAGCGCACCGCTGCCGACTACGAGGAACGCATCAACCGACGCCTTCGCCCCGCCTTCGGTAAGGATAAGGTGGCAGCGATAGACGGCCGCGCCGTCCGCGAGTTCGTGAAGGCGGGGAAGGGACGCCCGACCGACACCAATCGATCTCTGGCAGTCCTGTCGAGCATGATGGCGTACGCGATGGAGGAGGACATGCGCCGAGACAATCCGTGCCTGGGCGTTCGCCGCTACAAGGAGACGGCGCGCGACGTGTGGATTGACGACTTGGATATGCCCGCCTTCATTGAAGCACTGGACAGCGCTCCCCTGCCCTATGCCGACCTCCTCCGCTTTCTGGTGATTACCGGTTGGCGCATCAGCGAGGCGCGGGAGCTACGATGGGATGTTGTGGACCTCCGGCGAGGCGTTATCCGCCTGAGCGACACAAAGACCGGGGCACAGGACCGCCAACTGTCCGAGGATGCCGCCACGATCCTCAAGCGACAGCCTCACTTAGGGGTTGGCTTTGTGTTCAGCAAAACAGGGCGCACAATGCTTGACGCCAAGTATGTGAATGCGGTGCTCAAGAACGTTTGCCTCAGTGCTGGTATCGAGGTTGTAACGGCCCATGCCCTGAGACACACGGCGGCAACGTGGTCAGCACTCGCCGGGGCACCTGCTTTTGAGCTTCGCGACACGTTCGGCTGGAGCAGCATCAGCATGGCAAATCGATATGTCAGCAGAGCCGAGCGCCTCGCTCGACGTGGCGTGGAGCGTACAGCATCCGCTATCAATGTGCTTGGCCGTCCTCAAAACGATTTCAACGGACAAAACGAAAAAAAATCTGAGCACTTTTGAGGGCGAAAAAACTAACAAATTCAGCAGCGCTCAATTCGTTATGGATTGCCGTTTATTTCGGCTGTCCGAGCAAAACTTGTCAGTTTCCAATTGTCTCATAAGTCTATTGGCGCGGGGTTACTCCTCGCGTCAAAGCCCGGCGTAGATGATACGCCAACCGCCCACAAGAGGGCATTCGACTAAGTGTCGGAGACAACGACAATTGCAGACCTCATCTAACGTCCAGAAGTTCGGCGAGCGCCTCGCCCATCATGTTGCAAATGGAAACACCGGTCGCGCGGCATATATGGCGCTCGCCGCCGACCCCACTCTCCCGATCAATTTCACCAGCGAGGAAGCGGCCGCTATTGTCGGCGTGACGGGCCACGCGATGGCGAAGCGCCGCGCCCGTGGGCAAGCCCCTTCTTACATCGCGATCTCCAGCAAGAGCGTTCACTACCCTCGCGTACTGTTTTGCGAGTGGCTCGCGTCCGTCTTTGTGGATCGTGGAGCGGCATAGATGAAGCTCTCGAAATCTTTCAGCGACGAGGCAGTCAGCGACGGCACCCGCACCCTTGGCACAATCAAGGGGCACCCTCAGGGTTTCATGGCTGTCTCCGCTGCCGTCGGCTCCCTCCCGCCATCTGCCACCCTTGCAGACGCCCGCCGCGCCCTGTTTGACATAGATCGCGCCATCGCCGCTCATGATGCCGCCCGAACCCATTATGATGACCTCCTGAGCCGCGACGAACACGCCCGAGAGGGAGGGGGGCGCTGTCTGCACCCGTCAGTGCTGGACGCCGCCCGCGAGGCCCTGGAAGCCGCTGAGCGCCGCATCGAGGAACTGGCTGGAGGTGTCGCCCATGCTTAAAGAGGAACGCCTCCTGGGCGTGGCTGCCCTCCTCGCCAGCATGCGCGACGGCGGCGACATGAAGGCCGCGCATGAGGGATATGTCCAGCAGCAGCGCGACATGGCGAAAGCCAAGGGGCTCACATTCGCCGAGTTTCACCGTGAGGATGCCTTAGCAACGGCGAAGATGATCGCCGAACGCCACGGCTCGCCGCGCGGGGAGGCTTACCTCCTGTCCCTCATCTTCAAGGCTCCGGGTAGCGAGCTTCTGTCGGACCAGACTCTGCTCGACATCGCCGCCGAGGCGCTGGAGGTGCATCACGACCGCCGCGCCCAGATCGCCACTGAGGGCACTGCCAGTGACTAAGCACGATCCGAACATGGAAGGCCGGGCTACACGCCCGGCCGGTGCCCGGTGGCAGACCTGGGCCGAGATGATGCAGAAGGATTTGCCGCCGGTCGATTACGTCGCGCCGGGGCTCGTTGCAGTCGGGCTCAACGTCCTGTTCGGCGGCTCGAAGCTGGGCAAGAGCTACCTCGCCCAGAACATCGCCATAGCGGTGAACTGTGGCGGCGCCGTCCTGGACTGCCATGTCGGTGCGCCTGGCGATGTGCTCTATATGGATTTTGAGCTTGGCGAGCGACGTCTCGTCAGCCGTATTCAGAAGGCATTCCCATCAGCGGGCAATCGCCCCCCGTTGCATCGCGTGATCGGCACTGGCCCAGACGACGACCTCCCAAAGGTCGGACCTGACCTGTTCCGGTTCTGGGATGATTGGCGCGCCCGCGTCGAGCGCCCCCGCCTTATCATCGTCGATGTGTGGCAGGACATCGCCCCGCCTCCCAAGGCCAGCCTCAACGCCTACGCGGCCGATAGTGCCATGCTCCGGCCGGTGCACAAGTACGCCAATCAGAACGGCATCGCTGTCCTCCTGCTGCACCATCCTAAGAAAGGGGCAATCGAGGATGGAGACCCGCTGTCGATGGCATCCGGCTCCACTGCCATGACGAGCGTTCCGAACAACCTCCTGTTCATGGCGAAGTCCACCAAGACGACGACCCTCTATGTGCGAGGCCACGACATCGAGGAGCGACACCTCGCGATCGAGATGCATGACGGCATCTGGAGCAGCCTGGGGGATGCCGCCGCTGTCGTCGTCACGGAGAAGAAGCAACTCATTCTCGATGCCATCCGGGCGGGGCATGTGACGCCGCTGGAAATCAGCGACGAGACTGGACAAAGCCGAGCCAGCGTTCGGCAGATGCTTTCCCGCATGGATAAGGCAGGGAAGATCGGCGAGGCGATGGGCATCGGAAATGGGCGCTATGGCATCCGAGGAAAAGCCGGTGCTGATGTCACACCTTCGACGAAAACCCCCGGAAACATTGGCGTTTCTGAGATCGAACCTGTGACATCGGCAATGTCACAGCAGGAAAAAGAATGTCACAGTGTCACAGAAGAAGCCGAGGAACCTGTGACAGGTGTGACACCTGTGACATCTCAAGATCTAGGAAATATCACAGCCCTAAGCCCTAGTAAGATAAAGGAAAACTCCGCTCCTGTGACATTTTCAGGGGATTTTTCTTCCTCTCTCTCTGAGACTGCCGTCTATCTGCTCCGATGGCTTCAAGGTTTTGGTGGTAAGGCCAGCCATAGGGAGGCTCAACAGCGCTGCGCACCAACCCTGAAAGGCGAGGAGATCAAGGTTGCCGCCCTGGAGCTTGAGACATCATCCTTGGTGTCAATCGAGGTCACCGGGACTGGCAAGCGAAAGCGCCAGGACTACAGCATCACATCAGAGGGCAAGATGGCTTTGGAGGCTTTAGACCGAGACCCGAACCAGATCGATCTTTTTGCACAGTGAGCGTGACCCAGGGCGGGAATGGCCTTCGGCCCGGCGACCTAACGGCCGCCACCGCCCTTCCTTTGTCACTCCACCGGGAAGGAATAGCCCTTGTTCTTCTCTTGGCGAGCCTTGATGGCGTTGAGCCGCTCTTGAGCCCTATCTTGGACGTGGACCAGCAGCCTTTTACGGAGGTTCTCCATGTCCTGTCCGAGCTTCTGAAGGTTGTCCTCCACCTCACTGATGAACGTCGCCAACTTGACCTCGAGTGCATCATCCTCATCCAGCGTGACCACAAGCAGATGCCCGCTTGAACTCTGGTAAGTGGCCTTACTCTCTATCGTATGGCCATTTGTCGGGGCTATTGAGAAGCTCTTGGGAAAGCCAGAGTAGGGTATGCTGATGTCGAGGACATCGACCTTGCTTTGAATGTGCCGACCATAGTCCACGAACGAACGGACCTCCGTACGGCGCTTCCCCGTCTTTTCATCTGGCCGGATTTCGGCCACCTGAAACTTGAAGTTAGCAATGTTTTGCAGTGATTGCCCGAGGGCCGGCGATTGGAGATCATCCTCGGACAGCCGATCCACTTCCATCTCTGCAGTTCGCATCTTCTCACCAAGGAAGATCTGGAAAGGTTCTGTAAAGATGCTGGGCGACTGGGCAGGCATATCAACTCTCCGCTAAGCTGCGACTCGCAAGTTCTATTCTAGCACAATAGAGGGACTCTTGATCGACTAGGAATCGCTCCGCTGGTAGTGCCGCCGTCGCCGATAAGGCGGCGGGCCGAAGGCAATCCCGGCACAGCTCACCACGAAAGGCAAAAACCATCCTGAGCATCTAAGTCATTGTTATAACTCAGCGTTCCCATTCATGAGAACAAAGAGACGCCAAAAAGCGCACGAAAACCGAAAATAAGGCTTGACATGCAGAATCAACAGAGTCAGCCCAGCACGTAAGCCCGGCATTGCGCCCGGACATTCAGAGAATTCCACGCCCACTTGGTTCGCCCGGTGGGCTTTTGCATTTGGAGGTGCCCGTGGTCGCCATTGTTGGCAGTCTCGCCACCCGCCTCACCGTTGACGATGGCATCCTGGTATCCGGTCTCGGACGTGCAGGCTCAAGCCTTCAACGCTTCGAACGGCAATCGAACACCACTCTGGGCAAGGTGGACGCCAAGTTCGCCGCGTTAGGTAGGACGGCAACCGCCCTGGGCTCCAGCTTGATCGGCATCTTCGCAGGCTCGCAAGTGCTGCGCGGGGCAGCGCAGCTCATCGACACCTCAACGCGAATCCAGAACAGCCTCAAAGTTGCGGGGCTCGCTGGTGAAGACCTCACGAAGGTCTATGACGAGCTTTACGCCAGCGCTCAACGTAACGCCGTGCCGCTCGAAAACCTGGCGCAACTCTATTCCCGCGTGTCGCTTGTCCAAAAGGAACTAGGCGCATCGACCGAGGAGATGCTCGCTTTCACCGACCGCGTTGCAATGGCGCTCAGAGTGGCAGGCACCGACGCACAGTCGGCATCTGGTGCTCTCTTGCAGCTATCGCAGGCAATGGGCTCCGGCGTCGTCCGCGCTGAGGAATTCAACAGCATTTTGGAGGGCGCTCTCCCCATTGCGCAGGCTGTCGCTGCCGGGCTCGACGAGGCCGGTGGATCGGTCGCCAAGCTCCGCGCACTGGTGGTCGAGGGCAAGGTTTCCAGTGAGGCGTTCTTCAGGGCATTCGAAGCCGGTGCGGTGACCCTGGAGGAGAAGGTCGCCAACGCCGAGATGACCATCTCGCAGGGCTTTATCCGTCTACAGAATGTCTTGGTGGACCTCGCTGGCAAGTTCGATGATGCGACGGGAAGTTCCGCGAGCTTTGCGGCCGTCCTGGATCAAGTCGCGACCTCGCTGTCCAATCTGGAGGGGAGCCGCATCATCTCCTGGCTGGGGGAGTTGAACCGGCTGCTCGAAAGCTCCGGCTTCCTGCAACTGGAGTCCTCGCTGCGCGAGATCGAGGCCGTTCTCCGCCTGCTCGACGGCGCTGCCGGTGCGGTGGCGGATTCGTTCGACGGTGCTGCCGGTTCAATCGAGCAGGCCATCGCCTGGGCTCTTGGTTTCGATCAAGTCTCGGATGCGCCTGTTGCGTTGCAGCAGAACATCGAAGCGCTGTCAGCCTCCATCGTTGACGGCGAGACCGATGCCGACGAGCTACGTGCTGCCCTGGCGGAGCTTGGCGCTGCACCAGTGAACATGGCGATCCAGATCGCCGACATCATGGCGCTGGCTGAAGCTGCTCGCATTGCGCGGGGCGAGATCACCGCGTTGAATAGCGGCCCGGCGGCCGATGGCATTGCGCTCCAGCGGGACGAGCAGTCGCTCCTGAGGGGGCTCAACAAGCCTGCTCCAAAGCCCATCAGTCTTGCAGACTACCCGATCACGCCTGGCTCCGTATCAAGCTCCAGCGGTGGCAGCAGCAGCGGTGGCAGCGGCACCAGTGATGCCGAGCGCCATCAGCAGGCGATTGACGATTTGGTTGCCAGCCTGGAAGCCGAGCGTGCAGCCATTGGCATGAGCGCGACTGAGCAACGGGTCATGAATGAGCTGCGCAGTCTAGGCATCACAGAGACGGACGCCCAAGGCGCTGCCATCGCTTCGATGATCCGAGAGGTCGAAGCCGGAACCGCTTCCTACGAACGCATGCAGCAGGCGATGGAGACAGCGCAAGGTCTCGCTCAGGGTTTTGCGTCCGACCTGGTTTCGGGCCTCATGGCAGGCAAAGACGCCACCGAGGTATTGGGCAACGCCGTTGAAAACTTGATGGGTAAGCTCATCGAGATGGCCCTAAATCAGCTCATCATGTCGCTGATCGGCTCGCTGTTCGGAGGCCCGATGGGCGGCATGGGCGGCTCGATGCTGGGCGGCATGGGATTCAAGCTGTTTGCAGAAGGCGGCAAGGTCCGTGGACCTGGCACCGCGACGAGCGATAGCATCCCCGCGATGCTTTCCGATGGCGAGTATGTCGTCAATGCCCGCGCCGCTGGCAAACACGCCGCTCTGCTGGAGGCCATCAACTCCGACCGCATGGGTATCGGCTCCGTTGCGCATCTTGCCGATGGCGGTTTCGCTGGGAGCATGCCGGGTGGTGGCGAAGTCCATACACCACGTCAACTAGACTGGAATCTCGCCGCATGACCTCCATCATCTTCTTTCGCTCCGACGATAGCATCACGTCCTACACAGACGGTAGCGCCTATGATGAATTTGGAATCTTCCGGCAGAAGGCCAGCAAGACTTCCGTCCTGTTGCATCAGCCCGCGTTGGTCGCGACTCGTGGCAGCGGCAACGCTGGGAATCTCTATGACGCCTTTGCTGGTCGGCACCCCACCTATGACGCGCTCTGCGATGGCATGGCCGATGATTTGGTGCAGGCATGCACCCATGCGCACCTGCTGTTCGGCGATCCCATAAACCTCCAGGTGACCGCAGGCGGTTTCTCAGATCGCACCGGCCGGTTCGAAGCGCAAACCATGTTCTTCTCCCTGGACGATGAAGGGAAGAAGCGCCCGAACGCACTCATCGCCGGTCCCGTCGACTCCACGATGGTGGATCCATGGCCCGACGAGACCCTGATGGAGGCGATCTGCGCGAAGCATGTGGCCGCTGGCGATGGTGTCGGCGACGAGTTCGTCATTGAGGTCATGGAAGCTCAGAGGGCGACCAAGTACACCCTGCACCCCCCACCGAATAACCACACCAAGGGCTGTCTCGTCGGGGCATTCATTCAGAAAACCGTGCTGATGCGCGACGACGCTTACACCCGCATCATCCATCGTTGGCCCGACGAAATCGGGCAAAAACTTGGTCGCGAATTGGAGCCTGACAAATGAAGATCACCGCCGCAGATACAACCGTCCGCCGCGTGGCACTTTCCGAAGTTGCCGCCGACGCATACCTCAACGCCGATTATGCCGCCTTAGAAGCCATCGAGTCCTGGGTCGAAGAACGCTACGGCAAAGAGGCCGCGACCTGGGAGGTTGCGCTCAAGCGCTTGTCCGTTATGGACCGCAAACTCATCGTGCTGATGCTGGAGCACTGCCTCCACGGTGCGACCGCTGAGGCCATTCTCGACGCCATGACGCTCGCCGACATCGCCGACCGCATGTCGGATGCCGTCACGTTGCGCCTCTATGGCCGCACTCTTGCCGAGGAAGTCGCGCACCGCGAGTCGACGGCACTGGAGCGCATGAAAAAGCTGGAGCAGGCGAATGTCTAAGCCAGACGTTATCCACGGACTACCAGACATCGCCGACGAAATCGGCGTGAGTGTGCCCACGTTGCGAGCCATGATCGAACGCGGGGAATTCGCCATTGTCGAGAACGAGGTCGGCCGCTTCTGCATTCGACGTGTAATGCTCGACGCATGGTGGGCCGAGCGCGAGACGCAGGCCCGCCTAGATGCACTCAAGAAGGTGCAGCGTCTCCGTAAGGAGGCAGCGGCATGAGTTTTCTCGACCGCATACTAGGCCGCAAAGCCGAACCGGTTGCAGCCTATAATCCGGCCGATTGGGAAGCTCTAATAACCTCCATTCCCACTGCCGCCGGTATCTCTGTCACTCCAGCGAACGCACTGAGGTCGCCCACTCTTCTCGCTTGTGTCCGTGCTGTTTCGGAAGCGGTGGGCATGATGGCGGTGAAGGTACGTCAACGCGATGGCGATGGGTGGAAGGCAGTAGACGATCACCCGGCTGCGCTGCTCACCAATCATTGGGCAAACGGGTGGGATGCTGCCACCACGCTGCGCACGCAGTTGCAAGTGGACGCTATGCTCCACGGCGAGGCCTTTGCCCAGGTCATTAAGACAGGCAAGAAGCCCATCGCACTCAACCGGCTGCTGCCTGGAAGTGTAGGCGTAAAGCTGGACGAGACCAGCGGCGAGCCATCCTATCAGGTGACAACGGGCGCTGGCGAAACGGTAACTCTCTCGTATCGAGACGTTCTGCACATCGCCACGCCCGGCGCTTCCCTTGATAGACCCATGGCGCTGATCAACTTGGCCCGCGAAAGCATCGCCGTAGAGATCGCAATGCTGGCGCATCAGGGTTCGACGTTCCGCAACGGTGGCCTGCCCCGCATCGTGCTGTCGCCGCGCTCGAACATCGCTCCCGGTCAAATCGAGATCAGCCCCGACGCGCTTAAGAACAGTCTCAAATTTTTCCGGGCGCAGCTGGCAAAGAATGATGGCGCGCCCATCCTTCTGCCGCAGGATTTCGCCGAGGCGTTCAAGTCGTTCGGTATGCGCGATATGCAGTTTACCGAACTTCTTCAGCGCGTTTCCCAGAACATTGCCGCTGCAATGCGAGTCCCTGGCCCGGCAATCAACGACCTCTCTGCCAGCACGTACAACAACGTTGAGCATGCCAGCCGCGACCTGATCCAGAAAGCCATCCTGCCGTGGACCGAGGTATGGGAGGCAGCTTATACGCGCGTCCTTATCGACCCGAAGGACAGGGTAAATCTGGAGATCGAGTTTATCGTCCGCGACATGCTGCGCGGCGACTTTAAGAGCCAGTCTGAGGCGTATCGTCTCGCTGGTGGCGGCGCATATTTGAGCGTCAACGAAATTCGGGCCTTGGACGGCTATCCGCCGCACCCAGACGGAAACGGCCTGATTAAGCAGGCTGGTCAGACCGACAAGCCTAAAGACCCGCCCGAACCGGCTTAGTCAATCCTGACACAGCCAATCCCCGACCCGCCTCCGGCGGGTTTTTTCATGCATGGAGATAAACCGCATGGATCCCGATTTGCAGACCGCACTCACCGACCTCAGCCAGCGCACCGCTGGTGCAATCGAGGCCAACACCGCGAAATGGACCGAGATGGAGGAACGTCTCGATGCCGTAGAAGGCCGCGGGCAGCGCATAGCTACCGAGAAGTCCGACGCCCAGCGCACCGCCTTTGAGGCTTTCCTCCGTGGCGGCAAGGCATCGCTCACGGACGCCTATCGCAATGCGCTCATCTCCAGCGACGATCAGCAGGGCGGTTACGTTACCGCTCCTAAGGATGTCGAAGCTGGTATTCTGAAGGAAATCACCGAGCTTTCTCCGCTGCGTCGTCTCGCTTCGGTGCGCTCCATCTCCGCGCCTGGTGCGACCCAAGCAAAGCTGATCGGCGATGCCGAAGCCTGGTGGGTTGAAGAAACGGAGTACCGCAAGGAAACTGGTCTCCGCTTTGGTCGCGAAGACATTCCGATGCATACGATGGCAGCCAAGATCGCGGTTTCCATTGAGCACCTACAAGACGGTGCTTACGATGTGGTCGGCGAGATCAAGCAAGCCTTTGGCCGCGCCTTCGCGAAGCTGGAGTCGTCTGCTTTCGCAAAGGGTGACGGGCATAAGAAGCCTCTCGGCATTCTCAACACTCCCGGCATCCCCGTGGTGAAGACTGGCACCGCCGCAACGGTATCAGCCGACAACCTTCTCGACCTCGCCTATGACTTGCCTTCGGCATATGCGGACAATGGCACTTATCTGGCTAACCGCGCATCTCTTGGTGCTGTTCGCAAGTTGAAGGATGCCAGCGGCGCCTATCAGTGGCAGGATTCACTACAGCTGGGCCAGCCCCCGGCGTTCAATCTACGCCCCATGATCGAAGACCCGGAAATGCCGGGAATCGGTGCAGGGACCAAACCATTCCTGTTCGGGGACCTCCGCTGGTTCAGAATCTATGACCGGGTCAACAGCCTTCAGGTTCTTCGCGACGACTTCACCCTCGCCGATAACGGCCTCGTGCTATTCCGTGCCCAGCGCCGTGTAGGTGCAGGCTTGGTTATGCCAGAGGCTGTCCGTGTCCTCTCAGTGGAGGTATAAGCCATGCCGAACAACCTGCTTAACAATGTAGAATTTGTGGTGGCGGAGGCTCCGGCCTCCGCTGCACAGACCGAGATCGTCACCGATGTGATCGACATGAGCGGCTTCCACGGTGTGACATTCGTCGCCTATCTCGGCGATGTGACCAGCGGCTCCGTCCTGGGCTTTGTAGTCGATCATAGCGAAGATGGCGTGACCGGTTGGGACGACCTTGAGGGTCCGCTTGCTCATACGGCCGATGCAGACGACGCTGATGGCAAGATGCTCGTGCTTGATGTCGTGCGTCCAGAACGTCGCTACCTTCGCGCTCGCCTGACCCGCAACACACAGAGTGCAGCTATCAATGGCATCTTTGCAGTGAAGTATGGTCCCAGCCAAGCCCCTGTTACCCAGGGCGCTTCGGTGCTGGCATCTGCGACTTTGCCGAACGGCTGGCCCTCCGGCGTCCAGTTCGGCTAACCCCCTTCGGCGGCAATCCATGAGGGCTCTTAGCGGCTGGCCCATTAGCGAAATCCATCCTCCCCGCCGCCACCAGAAGTTTCAGGGGTCAAGGATGGAGAAGTCGCGAGCACCAGCGGGGAAACCTTTCCCCCGCCAAGGACTCACCCCGGTTCGATCCACGGGATGTGGCGAACCAACCCGGAGCATCGGAGCGCAAGCTCAAGTCCTCATCCCGGCGATGCTCCGGGCCTTTCTCTTGGTATGTGTGAGATAAAGCTATGAGCAAGACTGTTAAGCTCGGTCATGTGCTGCCGTTCTGGTATCGGCGCGTCTATCAGCCTGCCGTATGCACCATCGTAAAGTGGTACGTCCGCGCCACCTGGTGGCGATGGGATGATGAAGCGCGGTGCGATGCACTCACCCGCCGCTTCACCGATCATCTGAACACAGCCATGATGTATGCAGTGCGTCATCGCTACGTGATCATCTAGCCATGCCGTACCGTGCGCCCCGAGTGTGCCAGTGCGGCAAGGTTGTGCCTTCAGGACAGCGCTGCGAATGCCAGAAGGCTAGAGATCAGGCTCGACACAAAGCCTATGACAAGACACGTCCCACCGCTGCCCAGCGTGGCTATGACGGTGCATGGCGCAAGCTAAGGGCCGAGTACATCGCTGCGCATCCATTGTGCGAGATCGATGGCAAGCCAGCGACTGATGTTGATCATATCCGGCCCATCGTCACCCACCCACACTTGCGCCTTGAGCCGACCAATCTCCGCTCCCTTTGCCATGCATGTCACAGTCGCCACACAGCCCTCACCAGGGGCTTTGCCCGCAATGCCAAGCGCGACCAGCGCGACGACGACTAGGCCAGCCACGGCCCGCCGCTGAAGGCAGGGAGGTAGGGCCGGACGCCCGTCTCCCCTAGGGACCGCGTGGGGGCCCATCGCGCAAGATTTTCCCTAATTCGACCGACTTTTTCAGGAGGCCGCACCATGGCCCGCACCGCACTGACGCGCATTGCCGCGCCTGCCAAATTGCCGATCACTTTAGAGGCCGCCAAGGGCTGGATGAGAGTCGATTACAACGACGAAGACGCGCTCATCACCTCATTGATCGAGGCCGCCGTTGACCGTCTTGACGGGCCGACCGGGCTCCTCAATAGAGCGCTAATCGAGCAAGAATGGGTCGCCCATTTCGACCGGTTTCCGACATCGCTCAAGATCCCGCTTCCGCGTTGTAGAGAGATTGTCGAAGTCGCCTATGTTGCACCCGATGGTGTCGCCGCCGTGCTCGATGTCGCCGACTACCAAGTGGTCGGCCTGCACACCGACATGAGCCGCATTCAGTCGATCCCGACCCAGACCTGGCCCGGCGTGGCAAGGGGCTGGCCTGATGCCGTCAGCATCCGGTTTAAGGCCGGTTTTGGTCCCGAACCCGAAGACGTTCCCGCCTCAATTCGTCATGCCTTGCTCGAAATGGTCGCGACCGGCTTTGAAAATCGCGAAGGCATCGCGGTCGGTGAACGGGTCTCGATGCAGGTGCTTCCACTGACCGCCCGCAGCGTCGTGAGCGATTGGAAAGTGTGGTTCGACCATGACGAATAAACGCTCCAAAATGACCGGCGCAAATGATGTCGCCAACACCCTGAAGATGCTGCCGAGAGGCATGGGACCGGCCCTTAATCAGGCAAGCCGTAAAAGCCTTCAGCCGCAGTTGCGGGCAGCCAAACGCAACCTCAAGGCTAACGGCAACGTCGAGTCTGGCGACCTCAATAGGTCCCTTGGCATTCTGCGTGATCCCAAGTCATCCGCAAGCCGCCCGGTGCACTACGTTGGTGCTCGCCGCTCTTATCCTGGATGGAGCAAGGCGCATCTGGTCGAATTCGGGACTAGCCCGCATTTCATAAGCTCTAGCGGTGGATGGGAACACCCGGGCGCGGCTCCGCATCCCTTCCTGACGCCTGCTTTTACTCACTACTGGCGCGAAACACTCAACATTTTCGGGCGTGAAATCGGCCCTGCCATCGAGGCCCGCGCCGCGAAACTCGCCGTGCGCAACAAGAAGAAGTAAGTGCCATGCGCGGAACGAAACCCGAGCTGCGATCAATCGAGGGTGGCTTGTCCAAGGCACCGGCTGCACCAGTAACGTTGCCGGAATCCATGCAGGCGCTATGGGTCGAAACCGCCGCCGACCTCGCCGCGCGCGGGCTGCTGCACCAGTCCATGCTGCCGGTGCTGGAAAGCTACCTGACCTCTGTCTGGATGGTCCACTTGTGCCAGAAAGCCATTGCCGAGCACGGCGTCCTCGTCTCGGCTGGGCAGGGCCAGCACAAGGCAAATCCCGCCTGTGGCATTATGAGCGACCATCTGGGCTACATCGCCCGCGCCGCTGACAATCTTGGACTCTCTGCCGTCTCCCGCAATCGCCCGGCACTGAAGGCACACGCCCAGGCAGTGAACGACGCCGACGATCCGCTCAGTGAGTTCGATGTCTGACCTCATCCTGCCGGACACCTACCCGCACTGGATTTATGACGGCTCGCCGATTGAAGACCCCGATGGCCGGGGCGATCTTGCCGTGCGCTTTCTCCGGGCCATGCGTCACCCGAAGTCGCGCCTGCCTGGTAAGGCTTTCCAGCTAGACCCCTGGCAGGAACGGGTCATTCGCCGGATTTACGGGCCGCGAAACACCGATGGGACGCGCGTAGTTAAAACGGTGGTTCTCCTGCTCCCACGTGGAAACCGGAAAACCTCTCTATCGGCCGCCATTGCTTTGCTGCATGTCGTCGGACCGGAGCGGGTCCATGAAGGCGAGAACATTTTCGCCGCCGCAGACCGAAAGCAGGCCTCCATCGCGTTCCGGGAAGCTCTGGGCATCGCCCAGGCCACGCCGATGATCAATGCCGCAATCAAAGTTTATGACGCGCACAACTCGGCGAAGAAGATCGAACATGGGAAGTCTGGCGGCTGGCTGGAAGTCGTTTCTGGCGATGCTGGCACACAACACGGCCGCTCGCCTGTGTTCGCCCTGGTGGACGAGCTTCATGTGCACAGGGACCGCAATCTGCTCGAGACGCTCGAGACCGGCTTGGACAAGAACGACGATCCCCTTCTGATCATTGCCACCACGGCGGGAAAGGGGCAGCAAAACATCGCTTGGGAGAAAATCGAGGAGGCTCGCGCCGTGGCTCGTGGCGAGGTGGACAATCCCACAATCCTGCCGGTCCTGTTCGAGGCTCCTCGCGATACCGACTGGAGAGACCCCGCGCTATGGGACGCCGTGAATCCCGGTCTCAAGCACGGATATCCTGCTTTGAGTGGAATCCAGCGTCATGCCGCCCGTGCCGAGCGCAGCCTTCCCGAAAGGTCTTCATTCTTGCAACTCAAGCTCAACCAATGGGCCGCCGCCAGCACGTCGCCTTTCGTGGACATGCTGACGTATGACCTTGGCGCGAAACCCACGTTCAACATCAGCGAGTTCGGCGAGGACGATCCTTGCTGGATTGGTGTGGATTGCTCCCGCACCACGGATTTGACCGCGGTCGTGGCCGTGTTCCGCCGCGGCGAAGACTTCCTGGTCGTGCCCAAGTTCTTTGTCCCGGCCGACGACATCCAGACACGCGCAGAACGGGACACAGCGCCCTATGTGGAATGGGCCGACCCCGAAGTAGGATACATCCAGCCGACCGAGGGCAATGCCGTCGATTACGCCGCTGTCGCCGACTATATCCGCCATCTTGTCGCCGGTTACGATGTCCGGGAGATCGCTTTCGATCCTGCCTATGCCGCCCCGGTCATGGCACCGCTACAGGCTGAAGGCTTGCCGGTGCTGACGATGCAACAGGGATGGAAAACTCAAAGCCCGGCACTCAACACCCTGGAGCGGTCAATCATCTCTGGGCACCTCAAGCACAACGGTAATCCGGTTCTCCGTTGGTGTTTCGAGAATGTCGCCATCCATACCGACAGCGCCGGGAACCGCACCATGCACAAGGGCAAGAGTAAGGATCGTATCGACGGGGCCGCCGCAACCTGGATGGCCGTCGCCCGCGCCGCCGCGTACCAGCCCGACAACTGGCTCGACAATGCCGACCTAGATATTGATGCTTTCCTTGCCGATGATGCCGAGTTCTCCCTTGATTAACCCGCGAAAGGGCGAGGTCGCCCTCGGCGAGGGCATCCTCCGCTTCGACCTAGATGCCCTTGAGCGCCTGCAGGCCGCGCACGGTGTGGAGTGGTGGCAATCCATCGTCACCGGCCTGGGCAATCTGCAGCCATCAATGCTCTACCGCTGCCTGCAGGCGGCCAAAGCCCCTTGGCCTGACCTTCCACTCTCCGACATCGCCGACGCCGTTGGTGACGCTCTGTGCTTGAGCATGAACGGCAAGACCCGCGCCGATCTGATCGAAGACCAGGCCGAGCCAGCCGAGGCCGATGGGGAGGCACCAGAAAAGCCCACCCAAGACCCGCTGGACCGCATCCGTGCGGCCGCTTACCGCATGGGCCTAGACCCGGCCGATGCCGATGTCCTTACCCCCTGGCAAATCGCGAAGGTGGTGGAGATACGCGCGGATGATCGGTGGGAGGAACTGGTCCATTCGTCGTGGCTCACCGCGCACCTTTGCAGTGTCGGTTGGCATATGCCCAAGGATTTCCCTAAGACTCCGAACGACCTGCTGAAGAAGGCGGAACCGGCAAAGGCACCCAAGACTCGCGAGGAGCAAATTTTGCAGATGCAGGCGTTTATCTACGCGGTCACCGGGAAGTGGAAATCGCTGGAGACAGAGACTGGGCAGTCCGACGCTACTGAACTACCTGCCGCCCTTTAGGGCACCAACAGGATCGTGCATTCGCTTCTCCGTGTGGCTGCACTCTGTGCATTTCAGCACTCTTTCCTGAACGCCGACAACGCCGAATTCCGGATGAGCGTAAACGGCCGTAACCTTCAAGATCCCTTGGCCGCAGATGGGGCAAGCCTCCCCTGTAGCCATAGTGGCAATCTTGGCCTGTAGTTCTCGGATCGTAGTGTCGCGCTCATGTATCGAAACTTTGGCATCCGATAGGGCCATCTTGACGTCGCCGAGCGTACTGTACAGATCGGCCATTTGCGCCTTGATCACAGCGGCATCGTAACCTTTGTCTATCTCACGGAGGTCTTTGACGATTCCTAGAGCCTGCCCCACCAGCGTCAAGCCTGCTGCGATATCCATCGAATCCCCCATCCTGTTTCGCTAGAGCATATCAAAGTCTCTCCAGCGTGGATCAATCAAGTGTTCACCCGCTCCCCTTAACCGGGGGGCGGGTTTTCGCACGTCTGGGGTCAATCCACTTTGCACTGGCATCAATACAAAATGCACTGATAAAACAATGGTTTACATGGATTGGTGAAGCTGGCATGATTCGGTTGTCGGCCACTTCCGGCCCGCGCCTGGGGACTTCCAAATGCATCAGACGAACACCGCCGCCACGCCCGACCACAAGGCCGAGCGCTCGAAACTTCACGGCATATCGTCAGCCGTCGATCTGGCTATTCTCGCGCTCGACAAGATTGCCGACCTCGCCGCCGCAGGGCAGGATGTCGAGGGGCATATCGCGGATGTGCGTATGCACTTGCAAAGCTCCGTCTATTATCGACTGAGCGAGGTCATAGGCTGACCTTATAAGGCCATCTCTCGTTCACCTGGCCTCATGAGGGCAGCCGAAGGATATATCTGCTCCTGGTGGCTGCCCTTGTCATCGTGCCAAGCGCACTTGTAATGGTCAAGGTCGCGAGCTTCGGTCACGACCATGGTCCGACTTCCTGACCTTAAAACGACCTTGTCCCCTACGGCAAACGTTCCGCTCACTGAAAACCTCCCTCAACAGCCCACGGATACCCTGACGGCTACCCTGACCTAAATTTCGGCTCTGTAGCTCCGACCCACCTTGCTGCCGAAAAAGCAAGGAAAATCAACATGGTGCGGGCGACGAGACTCGAACTCGTACGGCTATACAGCCTCCGGATTTTAAGTCCGGTGTGTCTACCATTCCACCACGCCCGCGAAGTCTTGGACGCGCCTTAGCGCCTAATCGGTGCCGCCGGAAATCGGCGCCACATAGGCCACGTCGAGATCCCACGGGAA